AAGGTGGACCGCCTGCATCGGGGCGAGGTGCCTGTGGGCTGCAACCACCTGACGATGTTCGTGGACGTGCAGGCCAAGCTGCTGTTCTTCGTGGTGGCGGCGTGGGAGGAGGACTTCACCGGCTATGTGATCGACTACGGGGCCTACCCGGACCAGAGGCGGCCCTACTTCACCCTGCGGGATGCCAGGCACACGATCAGCTCGGTGGCTGCGGGCACGGGGCTGGAGGGGGCGATCTACGCCGGGCTGGAGAAGCTGACCGCCGAGTACCTGGGCCGCTCCTGGCACCGGGACGACGGGGCGATGATGCGGATCGAGCGGTGCCTGATCGACGCCAACTGGGGCTCGTCGACGGACGTGGTGTACCAGTTCTGCCGGCAGAGTGCCCATGGGGCGGTGGTGATGCCCAGCCACGGGCGGTTTGTGGGGGCGTCGAGCATCCCGTTTTCGGAGTACCGGCGCAAGCACGGGGACCGGGTGGGTTTGAACTGGCGGATCCCGAACGTGCAGGGGAAGCGAGCGGTGCGTCACGTGCTGTTCGACACGAACTACTGGAAGTCGTTCGTGCAGGCCCGTCTGGTGGTGCCCATGGGGGACCGGGGGTGCCTGGCCCTGTTCGGGGACGATCCCACCATGCACCGGCTGTTTGCCGAGCACATCACGGCGGAGTACCGGGTGAAGACGGAGGGACGCGGCCGGACGGTGGACGAGTGGAAGCTGCGTCCTGAGGCGAGCGACAACCACTGGCTGGACTGCTTGGTGGGGTGTGCGGTGGGGGCGTCGATCCAGGGGGCGGTGCTGCCTGGGACGGACGGGAGGGCGCAGGCGAAACGGCCGCGGCTGAGGCTCTCGGAACTGCAGGGGAGGCGGAAGTAAATGGCAGACGGTAGTCCAGTTCACGATTCGCGGGCGAAACTCCAAAGCCTCGAATGCCCGCGCTGTGGCTGTCGCCACATGTACGTCGTGTACACGCGCAGCACTCCGGGACGGATCGTACGGATACGGGAATGTCGGCACTGCAAACGGAGGTTGAGGACGCATGAGCAAGTGGCAGGATACACCGCTACCTTCGGTGACCGTAAGACGGATTGAGGAGGCGGTGGCACAAATCCCAGTGATCGGGGAGATTCGCGAATTGGAGATCCGGCCGCGAGTGTGCGGCGTCTATTTCCTTCTGTTCCACGGCGAGATCGTCTATGTCGGGCAGTCGAAGGACGTGGTGGCACGCGTCAACCAGCACGTGGATGAGCATTTGAAGGACTTCGATCGGGTGCTATACATCCCGTGTCCGACAGGACTCCTCGACTACTATGAGAAACGACTGATCGCCGTACTACGGCCGAAGTACAACAACACCGTCAGACGACGAATGGGGACGGCAGCCGCCGTTGTGCATATCCTCAGCAGGGCTCGGGACGGCCTAGCGTTCGAGGAGATCCTTCATAAGGCTGAGAAGTGTGGGGTCTGGGCGCAGACGCGGTCAAGCCTGGAGATCAACGTTCGAGAGGCCTTGGAGCGCAATTCTCGGATTCGATTCTGCATGGCAGATCAGAGATACCGGATCATACACCCCGCGCTGGAGGCGCCCGAAGTACAGAATAGTGAAACTTCTTCCGAGGGCGCGGTTTTCACTGGGGAAAGCTCTTCCTTGCAGTGAACCTTCACGCTATAACCCCCGGAAGACACTCGACCCGGGCGACACAGACGTCTGATCAACGCCTGTGAAACCAGACCAACGAAGGCATCACGGTGCCGTGACACTGTGGTGCCTTTTTTCGTTGGTCTCGCCCGCTACCGCGGGTGGGCCAGTGCCCAGCCCGGCGTCATAAGCCGGGACGGCCGGGAGCATCACCCGGACCCGCAACTTGAGAAGGATGAAGTGGGAAGGATGAAGGATGAAGTGACGTGGCTGAGGACCTTGACCAGGTGATCCGCGAGAACGCCCAGGGGCCGGCCGAGGCCCACGGCGATGCCGGAGGCATGAAGCAGCATAGCCTCTCTGAGCAGATCGCTGCCGACCGCTACCTCGAAGGCAGGAAAGCAACTCGCCGTAAAGGGCTGGGCATCAGCCTCAAGAAGCTGGTGCCCCCGGGAACGGACTGAGGTGAGGAACGAGTAGTGTTTGGCCTGCTGAAGAACCTCTTGGCACCGAAACCGCGACGGCGCACACCGCGCACTGTCCATGTGCCGCTACGGGTCCGCGGCCGCTACGACGCCGCGGCTACCACCGACGAGAACCGCCGCCATTGGGCCAACGCCGATCTCCTGTCCGCCAATGCCGCCAACAGCCCCCAGGTCCGAAGGACCCTGCGCAGCCGGGCCCGCTACGAGGTCGCCAACAACAGCTACGCCCGAGGCATCGTGCTCACCCTGGCCAACGACTGCGTGGGCACCGGACCCAGGCTCCAGATGCTTACCGACGACGCCGAGGCCAACCGGATCGTCGAGCAGGAGTTCATCCAGTGGGCCGGGGCCGTGGCCCTGCCCGAAAAGCTCCGCACCATGCGTATGGCCCGGGCCGAGTCGGGGGAGGGCTTTTGCATGCTGGTGGCCAACCCCCGGCTCGACTCCCCGGTGAAGCTCGACCTGCGGCTGATCGAGGCCGACCAGGTGGCCACGCCGGAGTTTTCCCGTGTGTCCGTGCCGGACAACGCCGTGGACGGGATCGTCTTCGACAGTTCCGGCAACCCGGTCGAGTACCACCTGCTGAAGAGCCACCCCGGGGATCCCGGCAACACGGCCCTGGTGGATTACGACCCGGTGCCGGCCTCGGCCATGATCCACTACTTCCGCACCGACCGGCCGGGCCAGAGCCGGGGCATCCCGGAGATCACCCCGGCGTTGCCCCTGTTCGCCCAATTGCGGCGTTACACCCTGGCCGTGCTGGCCGCCGCCGAGACGGCCGCCGACTTCGCCGCGGTGCTGTTCACCGACGCCCCGGCCAACGGCGAGACCGCCGACGTGGAGCCCATGGACCTGGTGGAACTCGAACGCCGCATGGCGACCGTACTGCCGGGAGGTTGGAAGCTCTCTCAGATCCAGGCCGAACAACCTTCGACGTCGTATGCCGAGTTTTCCAAGGAAATCCTCAACGAAATCGCCCGCTGCTTGAACATGCCCTTCTGTGTGGCCGCCGCCAATTCGGCGGGCTACAACTACGCCTCCGGCCGGCTCGACCACCAGACCTATTTCAAGAGCATCCGCGTGGACCAGGCCCACCTGGGAGTGGTCGTGCTGGACCGCGTGCTGCGGGCCTGGCTTGACGAGGCGATTCTGATCTCGGACCTCCTGCCCCGGTGGATGCGCACGGCCGCCTTCCGCGACCTGGCGCACCAGTGGTTCTGGGACGGGCAGGAGCACGTGGACCCACTCAAAGAGGCCAGCGCCCAGGCCACGCGCCTCGGCAGCCACACCACCACGCTGGCCTACGAGTACGCCCGGCTGGGCCGGGACTGGGAGAACGAACTGCGCCAACGGGCCAAGGAGGTCCAGCTCATGAAACAGCTCGGCCTCACCGTGACGCAGCCGGTCAAGGATGCGAACGTGGACCCGACAGACAAGGAACAGGAGGAGGAAGATGCCTCTACCGACGCGTAGGACGGACGAACCGCACGAGGCCTTTATCCAGCGGTGCATGGGGGACCCGGCCATGGTCCAGGACTATCCCGACGCGGCCCAGCGCCGCGCCGTGTGCGAGCGCCAGGCCAAGGCCACGGGCGAGGCCCACTTGAAGCTGGTGAGCGAGCCGGGGGCCTTGACCATCGAGGCGGCCGCGGAGGGGGAGCCGGGCGCCGACGGCAAGCCGCGCCTGCCCCGCTTCAACATGGTCGCCTATACGGGTGGGCCCATGCGGATCTTCGGGTGGCGCTTTCCGGTGATCGTGGACCTGGCTGGGCTGGGCATCCCCTCCCAGAGCCGGCCCATCCGCTTCGGCCACGACATGCAGTCCGGGGTGGGGCACACGGACCTGATCCAGGTCCAGGAGGGGCGCCTGGTGGCCAAGGGCGTGGTGTCGCGCGACACGGTGGCGGCCAAGGAGATCGTGGCCTCGGCCCGCAACGGGTTCCCCTGGCAGGCCTCGATCGGGGCGACGGTCGAGCAGTTCGAGTTCGTGCGGGAGAACCAGAAGGTCACGGTGAACGGGCGGGAGTTCGCCGGCCCGGTGAACGTGATCCGCAAGGCGACCCTGGGAGAGATCAGTTTCGTGGACTTGGGGGCGGACGGCCAGACCAGGGCCGACCTGGCGGCCGCCAAGGCCCCGCTGACGGAGGAGACTAGCGACATGGACGACCACGGGAACACCCATCCCGACACCAACCAGGACGCCGGCAGCGCGGCTCAGGTGACGGCCCCGGCCGGTGCGACGGCGCAGGCCGCTGCGCCGGGCGCTGGGGCTGCGGAGCCGCTCCAGCCCACCGCGGCCCAGATCCGGGCCCAGGCCGCGGCCGAGGCCGACCGGATCGCTGAGATCCAGAGGCACTGTGGGGGCCGGTTCCCCGAGATCCAGGCCCGCGCCATCCGCGAGGGCTGGGACAAGGTCCGCTGCGAGCTGGAGATCCTTCGTCAGGGCCGCCCCAAGGCCCCGGCCATCCACAGCGTTTCCAGCGACGTGGTCTCCGGCGCCGTGCTCGAGGCGGCCTGCATGCTCACCTCCCGCCTGGATGGCGTCGAGAAGCTGCACGACGAGCCGACCCTCGAGGCCGCCACGCGCCGCTTCCGTGGTGGCATCGGGCTGCAGGAGCTGTTGCTCGAGGCGGCCTGGGCCAACGG